CAGGTGCATTATCAGCACCATACAAAACACCTTGAGGCAAAGTAGGAGTTACACCACCAGAGCCAAGAATACCGATAGCATTACTATCACCTCCTAAATCTCCCCAAGTACCATTCTTAGCACGAACAGAAAAACAAATAGGATTAATACCTAAAGAACCAGCTGAAAGAGCATGACGTGTAGGTCCAGCATAAACAGGAGCAGATTGACCTAACGGCAATGTTACAGGCTGACCAAATTTTTGAGGTGAAATCATACCAACAGTAAAATAATCACCACGTTTTCCACGTCTTAACAATGGGAAATTAGCAACTGGGTCAGGTCCATCACCTAAATTAACTGGTAATGATTTTTGTAAATTTTCATCACGATAGAAATTATTCCAAATCAAAACCATATCGCGGAACAAACCAGCATTAACATCTAAGTTAGGAACTTTAGGAGGAACACCAATATAATCAAAGACAGTTTCATAATCAAAACCATCCTTTCCAGAGTTAATAACAGGCTCAACAAAATCAACACTATCACCAGGGTTGTCTTGCTCACCCATAAATTTACGGAAATTATTCCATCTTAAACGGTCTGCAACAAACCAGAAATGGAAATCTAAATAAATATTATCCATTGGAGGTAATACTTGAGTACTCATTCTACAAAAGAACGTAGTGTTCAAGTGCATTGTATCACCTGGAAGAACAGGAACCCAAAAGAATGGAATTAAATAACCAGAGCTAAAAGTACCTTTCCAATTAGAAGGGCATTCAATAACAGAACGACCACCATACATTTGTGGAACATCAAATCTACTAACATCATAACCAATTTGAGACATTTTTACTTATCCTTATAATAATTTTTGTACAATTCTTCAACAAATCCAGTATAATCATAAACATTAGAACCAGCTTTAAGAAAGCTACTATAATAATCATCATCTGGATGTTCAACACATTTTCCATAAAAAGTAATAACAGCGGTTTTAAGAAAATAAAACATATCATTACGGAATGTATTACTATCTTTATTTAACATTTTCAGAAGAACCTAAAATAACTTCTAAACATTTCACAATTACATTCAGAATATAAATTAAATTAGGAATTAAATTTCTAATGAAAGCAACTTTATCTAATAATGACATATTTTTCTCCTTTATAACTACTCGATATATACAATTTTTTCAAATAACAGGAAACCCTTATAAATAGGGCTTCCTGTCAGTCCGCACTAAATAGTCAAGTGGAGGTAGTGCGGACAGTCAAGTCTAACCTCCTTGACTTTCCTTCGGAATGACCGCAGAAGCGGTTTTCTCGGTTTTTTCAGCAGAATTTTTAATAACTTTATCTAAGTTATTATTAAGATTGTTTAAGAAAGTCTTATTTTCATCAACTTTCATTAAACCCAACTCAATACATTTTTCTTGATTTTCTGGTTTAGAAATAAATTCAAGCATATTTTTAGGGTCATTCTCAAAGAATGTCCTAACATTACTAGGTAATTCCATAAAAGCATTTTCAGCTTTAGCCTTAGTTAACAAAGCTTGTTCATACATATCGGGACTAAATTTTTTAACCTCATCAGAAACTGGCTGACGCATAGGCATAGGCGAAGTCATACCAGCAACGATATTGTTAATATCGCAATCATAAGCAAATTGTTCTTGTACCATACTATCCTTCTGAAAATGGAATGGTTGGAGCATAGGCTCGCTTCTACTAGTTCTGAATTTCATCATCTTTTTGTTCTCCTAATTTTTTTTCAGTAATAAATAAATTAGATAATGGATATGTCAATCTCTCCGTATCAGATAAACAAGTAACAACTCCAGTATTTTTATCAAAAGTAGAAATTTGCACTAAAACATAATCTTCTGGGTGCATAGCTATTATAGACTGTTTAGCGTCTTTCAAACTATCTCTCATATTACGGATAGCAGTAGCCATATTTTTGCAAACAAAAGGCGGATTATATTCACCACAAATAACATCATAAACGGAAAACATATACTCAACATTTGAAGAAGAAACAGGAGCAACATTAACTCCATACTTTTCCTTAATGTAATTCTCACCTTTTTCGCTTCTCTTACTAAATAATGACATCGTTAATACCTCCTTTTCTATATATCGTAGCGACATCATGAAGAGATATATGGAGATACTATATATTATGTAATTCGGGATTTATTTCATACTCTCGGACATATTTATCCAATTTTTGATTTAGTATCTCTTGTTCCGCAAGCAAACGTTGTTTGGTTGGGTTTTTCTCTTCGACGAACAAATTATAAACTATATTATGTAATCTGTCAACTCGTAATCTTTCGTAATAAACTGGATCAAACTCCTTGAGTTTGTCAACATAATAGCGTGGAATATCACTAAAACGACCATTTCCTAAATCAATATAACCAGCACAAAGAATATTTTTATAATATCTACGAAAGAAATCATAACCTAATCCAGGCATACGACTAGAATTAATAAATTCAACTTCTCTACCAGAGGGCTGGTCAAACTTACCTAATTTTTTAAGAACATATCGAGCAGTATATGCACAATCTTCATATGTTAAATCACTAATAGTAGCAAATCCAAAACTTTCATCACTACCAGCAGGCGACCAACAATCATTTAGAAATTCACTTGAATAGTTATTAATCAAACGACCATTTATAATATGTGGCTGAAGTTTTTTTGGAAAGCCAGGACCTTTAATAATTTTTTTATCGGGAAAATTAAATCCATAAATAAGCATATGATAATGAGGACGTCCTTTAAGACTTCCATACTCACCACAGGCAAAAAATCTAACACCAGTTATATTATATTTATCTTTAATACGAGAACGTAAACGTTTTATAAATCCAGAAAAAGCACTTTTATCTAAACTCCAAGGATGTGTCCTACCATATAACATTTTATTATTAAAAGTGAGAGTAACAAAACAACAATTACGTAATCCGACACTTTGAGCTTCATTATAACAACGAGCAGACCAACGGCGGGCATTATCATTACGACAGCCTAAACACTTACCACAAGGAATACGAGTAATAACACCATCTAAATTGCCAGTAAAATGAAAATCTGGAGCAACAATAATTCTACTATCACTATAACCAGTTCCTTCAACGTGTAACTCATTATCTGAAAAAGAAATTTTTTTAGATAAATCAGACATAGCAACCATATTATTAACTATTTTAGGACTAAATATTAAACGACGTTTACCATCACTATCTTCATTAAAAGGTAAATAAGCGTTTAACGGTTCAAAACAAACCATAAAAACAAACTCCAATATAATAAGTAATCAAACACAAACAAATAAGCCAAAATAGCAGGCTCAAAAATTTCATATAAAGTACAAATTAAATCTTTAAAACGAAAAATTAAATCTTTCAAATAACTCATAACACCTCACAAATATTAAATAACTACGCTCATTGCCGCTGGGCTAGGGGTAATGTATAGTAATTTTAGTAACTCAATAAAAAAAAAGGGAGTCACGGAGGCAACTCCCATTGTAGAAAGTGCGTTTGAGCTACATACGATAACCACCTTGTGTTAGTGGCTTCGCTAAATTCATTGTGTTTATTTTATTTACATTTTTTTGAAATACAGTTTTTGAAACTGCGTTTGACATTTTTCTACGTCTTGCCATTTTTTTATCTCCTATGTTATAGTATCTACGAAAGGGCTACTTATGAAAATTTTATTTAATACGATAATTATAATAATATTACTAACTTTTATATTATGGATTATAGGACTAATAGTATTACCTAATATAATCTAATAAGCAAACTTACCAACTAGAGGAATAGATTTAACAAATTCTTTAGCAACTTGTGTACGCTTACCAACTCCAGAACCATAATAAAGAGCGTCATTAGCACGTTTTTTATTATCATAACCAATTCCAATAGACTCAACATTATTTTTATATGCTGAAGAAGTAGCAGAAGTTCGATTAGCATAAGCATTGATAACATCTGTTAAATTCATAGTTTTATAACGATTAATAATTGCAGCAGTATTAGCGTCTCGATTTTCAATCTGATTTTTATAATCCAGTATTTGCATATTGATTAAATCCTTTTGCAAAGGCTGAATATTATCATAAGTATATTGTTCTTGTAAATTTTTCCAAGCTTGACCTCTAGTTTGAGAACGCAAATTAGCTCCTAAATCATCTAACTGTGAGGCAGTAGCGTCAGCAACTTTATTATTATTCTTTTGTTGTCTAAATTGTAAAGCAGTTGAAATACCTTCTCCGAGGTTATAATCTGGCATACCAACAGAACCACCAGTAGCTCCAGGGGCAGAAGCTCCAGAACCACCAGTAGCAGAGAGAATAGGATTAAGACCAGCTTTTCGCATATCATTTACTTCTATCTGATGGGCAGTACTAGCCATCTGGGTTGACCAGTTTTGAGCTTGCTTTTGAAGTTGTGTATTATAGTAAAATTGGTCTCTTAATCCTTTTTCGGAGCTTGCCATATTTAAAGCACTAGAACCTAAACCAGAAATAGCAGAGCCATAATCAACTTTAGAGCTAGAACCTTTAAACCAAGAAGCAACTTTTTTAAAAGGCTTAGTAATAAAACTAAATAAACCCATAATTACAACCTCATCAATCCAGGAGTACCATCCACGTCAACAGATGTATATTTCGTCAAATCGTGGAAACAATCCATCATAAACTCTGGCTCATCAGTAACAGCCAAAGAACGACGAATAGGACTATCTTTACCAACAGGAACTTGAATGAACTCTTCATTAAACTTAGGCAAATTAGAAAAATACTGAGAATAATGGTAATTTTGCAAAGATTGGGGATGAGAGCTACGGAATTTTCCAGTAATCAATGAAGTTTTATAACGATATTCATCATAACGAACATTATAATTAAAAGTATCTTCATCAACAGGAGAACCAGAAGAATTTTTAACATCCTTACCTTGAGCATAAATCTCTTTATTTTTAACATCTTGATAACCTAAATGAGCTAATTCATCCCAATAATAATCATATCTTGTACGTTTAGTCAATAATCTATCTAAACCTTGCTGATAAGTTAAATCAGTACGAGCGGAAACAAAACCAATAATGAAACCATGCTCTACAAATGAACGAGTAAACCCTATTTGAGTACCACCAGCAGTAGAATAAGCAGACAAATTAGCTTGAGGAGTTACACCATCAACTGAAGCAGAAGTTTGAGGAACAACGTTAGTTTGTACCATTGAAGTAGTACCACCAATAAACTCTGGCAACCAACCAGGTTCTTCAGCATCAACTCCAAAATGAGACTTAACTAATTCAAAGTATCTTGTACCTCTTATCATATCTCTTTCTAAGAAATGTTGCAAAGCAACAGCTTGACGAATAGTGTTAATAGTAGCACTAGAAGCATTAGTTAAATCAGCATATAAATTATTAGGCGTAAAAACATGATTTCCAGCTACGGCAGGTGCATTATCAGCACCATACAAAACACCTTGAGGCAAAGTAGGAGTTACACCACCAGAGCCAAGAATACCGATA